GTCAGCGTGAATTTTTTACGTCCATTCGATTCTTTGGTTTCCTTTATTGTTTGTTTTGATACCACCGAAGTTTCCTATGGCCGCGAGGGCTGAGAATACAAGACCTGCTTCGGCAGGGAATAATCACGGCCTTTCTTGTTTAGGTTTTCGAACCTCGCGGCCGCCCGTTTCGGGCAAACTTCGAAATCAAAACAAGGAAACTTCAAATGAACCAAGTTCAAAACATCTCTTTCCACGGCCAAACCGTAGCCGTTTTTTCCCAAAACAACCAACACTACGTCGCCATGAAGCCGATATGCGAAAATATCGGGCTGCAATGGGAGGCACAGTTAAAACGCATCCAGCGAAACGCCATTCTGAATACAGCTATGTCCATGATGGACACACCTTCAAACGGAGGCAAACAAAAAACCGCATGTCTGCCATTAGACTACCTCAACGGCTGGCTTTTCGGCGTGGACGCAAAGCGCGTTAAACCCGAAATCCGCGAACGCCTGCTCACTTACCAACGCGAATGTTTCCGCGTACTCAACAACCACTTCAACCAACCCAAACAAACCATCAAGCTCCCCGCGCCGGCAAATGCCAATATTTTGGCAACCCGGGCAGAAATGCACAGCATCCTGAACGCGCTTCAAGCCGCCTCGAACAGCTCCTTCGTCGATACCTACGGAAGCTGGGACGCGAAAATCAGAGGCATGGTCGGAAACCGCCTCCATGATTTGGACTTCTATCAGCTCTCATCGCTGATACAAAAACTCATCAAAGATTTACCCAAATACATCTTGGAAAAACACCCCGAAATCCTAAGACGGATTAAGGAAGAACGCTACGACCTAAACAGGCCGTCTGAAAAACCTTTAGATGCCAAACCCAAAACCGACCCATCCGACAGAGACGATTTCCTGATCGAACTGACCGACCGCTACAAATCAAAAATAGCCGGTCTGTTTATCCGAACCAGCGAAGATTCATCGGACAAAGAGCAAAAAGACATCTTGGATGATGCAGGGATTCAAATCTCAAACTTAGCCTCCCTTGTCAACACGGCCTACCGCAACCGCTTCAACGAAAGCGAAAACCGCAACATAAGCATTTATGAATTCAACCAAGCCATGTCAGAATTAACCGCTCTGCAATGTATCATCACCGACCTAATCATTGACCTTTAGCAAAAAGGCCGTCTGAAAATCAGGCGGCCTCTTTTTTCACAACCGGATAAAACGTAGAAATACCACGGAAAAAACGCTCGCTGACCAAACCCTCATCGCACAACGCCTCAATATCGTTCCGCGCGAAGATCCAGCCGCTCCAACGCCACTTACCATACACCTCATTCGCAACAGCCGTGGCCGTGCATCCCGGATTATTCCGGATATACGCTAAAACCTCTTTCTTATTCGTCATTTTTCCACCACCAAGCAATCCATAAATACCTGAACATATTTACCAGTAATCGCCGAACGGTAATAAATACCGTGCGTATCATATGAGTCAAGAACCGAAGACAGCTCATCTGAAAACACAAGCTGACCTCCTGAATAACACTCAATCTTCTGAGGCTTGCCGACACTTGAAATCTTAGGGTCCTTCGTGATAACCAAAGCCAAAAAGAAAATTAATGTAGCCAATAAGCCCACACCCCAAAAAACCTTACTCACAGCACCACCCCAAAAATCAAAAAACCGCCCGAAATCTGCCGTTCGGACGGTTTTTATCTTGGCTCGCACTCAAACACGCAGCCGCAAGCCTTAGCTGCACACAAAGAAGGCGGGCAACGCCGTATTAAGCCCTAATCAGAAAAAATAGCAGAAAAGCGTTTTTTGGCGTACGGTTTACGCTTAACCGTCAGGGGAACCGGCTACACACCGGGCAAATTTCGATACGGCTCCAACAACCTCCGAGCCGCGCGTGGCAACCCGGCAGGACCATCCTCTCGGACGGAATACAAATAGCCGACAGTCATCAGGATGGCATTCTGAATAGCTGGATTAATCACCACCCCATTCGTTTCGCCGTTTTCCTCAGCTTCCTTCGCCGCCGCAGTATCTCGATACAAAGGACGGTTCAAATATGAAACACAGTCAGCCGTGGCCGCATCTAAATAAAGGCGAAGCAGATCATCTTCATCTTCGCCATCAATACGAAGATGAAGCTTGACCAATTCCAACGTAATCATCGCTATTCCGTTTTATCTTTTTGGCCGTCATCAGATTTGCCATCACCGGAATCGCCGCCTTGTTTGTTACCGCCTTTACCACTTACTTCGACAGCACCCAATTCTTCGGCCGCTTCCAAAAATTCTTCCGGAATCTCATCGCCGACATTGTAGTGGACTGGATAAATCTCGCCGGTCGGCACGCCATAAAAAGGCTTAATAAACTTTGCCATGATATTTCCTTTAAAATACAAAGGCCGTCTGAAACTACTTCCCCACCGATTCACAGACTGGTTACTACTTTCATTTCAGACGGCCTGTTCAAATTAAGCCGCTACTTTCAGCAATACGCAGGCTTCAGGATTGTCCACACCGCCGCCAACGCGCTTGGTCGTGTAGAACTGCACGAACGGCTTATTCGTGTATGGGTCACGCAAAATGCTCACGCCCTTGCGGTCGAGAATCATATACGCGCGGTTGAAATCGCCAAAAGCGATACACAGCGCATTTGCGGCAACATCAGGCATATCGGCAACTTCGTGAACAGGATAACCGCACAACGTTGACGGCTGGTCTTGCTGATAGCTCGGCTGCCACAGGTAATTACCCTGACCGTCTTTCAGTTTGCGGACGGCGGCAAGCGTTTTGCGGTTCATCATAAAGCCTGCGCCTTGAGAGTATTCAGCAGGCAGCGAATAAACCAAATCAATGACCGAATCGGCAGTAACCGCTGCCGCATTGCCGGATTTGACAACCTTGATTGCGCCCAGAGGATGCTTAGTCGCATTGGTACCGCCTTCGGCATAAGTCAGCAAGCCGGTCGGCTTACCGTTCTGACCGTCACCACTGATAAAGGCTTTGTTTTCGGAAACAGAAAATTCAGTTTTCACTTCGTCTGCAAGGAAGGCTTCCAAATTGATTTCGGCATCGTCCAACATTTGCTGAGTAGCAGCCGGATTCGCATAAATCTCGCCTGTTTCAAAATCCAAAGATTTGAAAGTAGGCGTATTAGTTTTAGTGCGGGCATCTTCTTCACCCACCCAGCCGCTGCCGGCACCGTGCATATTGTACAGTTTGCTGAATTTCGGCTTCGATGTCGGCTGAACCTTAAACAGCTTACGCAGTGGCGATACGGCACGCAGCTTATCGGTAATGGTGCGATCCCATTCTTTCGGCACCAAATAACCGCCGTTGGAATCGTCCGATTTTTTCAAATCCGCACGGACTTCGCCGGATCGCATAAACGACACAGTTGCGTCAACCGCAGCCTGCGCTTCCTTATCCAGCTTACCGGCACCGCCGTTCATTTGAGAGGCCGCCATCTGTACGGCAAGGTCGTCGATAGAAGCGCGCAGACCGGCCATCTCAGCATCGGCTTTGGCGGCGGCGGCTTTAGCTTCTTCGCTACCTTGCTGCAAAGCGGCAATTTCTTTTTCTTTGCTGTCTTTAAATGCAGCAAAGGAATTGTTCAATTCTGCGAGCAACGCACCCACATCGGGCGCAGTATTGCCGGCATCGGCAAAGGCGGCAATCAAGCCGCGGGCAATCATTGATTTTTTCATACTTAACCTTTCATGGTCTGAATTAAATTTTGCAAGGCTTCCGCCGTCTTCAAATCGCCGCCAGCGCACGGCGTGACGGCAGGTTCGGCAGCGCGGGGCGGGCCGTGGAATAAATTGTTGAACACATCGCGGCGTTGGGCGCGACTGTATCCCTGTTGTGCGAGGCTGGATTCAATCAATGCCATCGCCTTCTTCTGCTCACTGTCGCCGGACTGTTCGATTTCCTTCACATCGATTTCGCCGTCGGCAAAACCATCCTCAAGGGCTTTTGACTTACCAATCCAACTTTCACGATCCATCATGCCGACGATTTCCGCTTTCGACAGTTTGGAACGCGCGGCATATAAATCAGCCATGGCATCATCAATCTGCGACAGCGTATCAATACTGCTTGCCAAGTCATGACGATTGCCAATAGCGAGACTCCACGCGTTATGTATCATTAAGAACGAGCCGTCACCCATCAGAATCTCGTCGCCCGCCATCGCAATCACAGAGGCGGCAGAGGCGGCAAGACCGACAATCTGAACCGTTACCTTTGCCGGATGTTGCGCCAACAGGTTGTAGATGGAGATACCCTCGAAGTAGTCACCGCCGGGGCTGTTGATGTTGACGATGACCTCCTTGTCGCCGATGGCACGCAGAGCGGCGGCAACGCGTTTTGCCGTTACCCCTTCGCTCCAAAAGCTCTCGCCGATTTGGTCGTACATCGTGATAACATTGTCGGTTTCGGTTTTTGCCTTAACCCCGCTGTCCCAACGGTTCGCCGCGTCAGGGCGCATATCGAAAGACAGCGATTTCGGCATAGCAGACAACGCACTAATCTGAGGCAGGTTTTTCAAGCTCATTATTCTTTCCTTGTTGCGCCTGCCTCAAAGTATCGGCAGACTTATCTGTTGATTTCGGCAGGTCGGAAATTTCGCGGACCTCGTTTTGAGTCATCCATGCGCCATGTCCGCCACTGCCTAAAGCTTTGGCAAAAAATTCCGCTTGATTTTCCAAGCTGCCGCGCAACAACGCACCGGCATTAAACTTGAATATCAAGCGGTCTTGTTCCGACGGCGTCAACAATGAACGGGTCAACGCCTGCTCCCACATCGTGAACCAAGGGAGAAGCCCATATTTCAGGAAAAACACCCCCAATTCACTGATACCGCTACCCCATGATGTGTCGTCCATCATCAGCAACGGGCGCGGCACACCAAACATCCGCGCAATTTCCTCAATTTGATGATTCCGGTTTTCAATATGCTGAGCGTCAGAAGCAGTATTGCCCCATTTCTCCGCTTTCAGCCCCTCTTCCAAAATCATAAAACGGCCGGCATTCGCTTTGCCGCTATACCGATTCTTCAACGATTCCTGAAGCTGGTTGTACGCCTTGTCGCTCAACGCCTTATCTGTCGCCAAGTACCCGCCGGCCATCACACCTTCCGAAAAAATACGGCTTGCCGCATCTTCCGCGTCAAAAGCAATACCCAAAGCACGCTTCGCCAACTTCACACGGCTCATACCCTCCAAGCCGTCGTCGGTCAAATCTCGCAGGTGCAATACATCAGACGCCTCAAAATCCAGCAAACAGCCGTCTTTTCGCGTAACCACATAATGCACGCTCCAATCGTCACGCTGCTTCACCTGTACAGACATAGGATGAATCGGCACAAGCTGGATGACCTGACCGCGCGAACGGATGATCCGCGCATACGCATTGCCATATTGCAAGACATGGCTTTGCAGCAGACTTTTGAACTCATAGGCCGTCTGAAACTTATTCGGCTGTCGTTTCAGCAGTTTCCAAACAGGATGCTCCGTAGCAGTCTCACGCCCGTCATCGTTATGCAACACATTCAAGGGCAACATACCGATACTTTGGCTGATTAACGTGACACACCGATACAGCGCGGCATTACACAAAGCCTTTCGCCCATCAATACCAACGCCACCGCCGATTTGACCGCTACGGATAAATTCCAACAACGCAGGGTCATTC